CGCAGGATGCGCTGCAAGCCATGTACGACGTAATGGCCGTGCCGCCGGCATGGGCGAAGGGGTTACCCTTGAAAGGTGACGGATATATAAGTAAATATTATAAGAAGGATTAAAACAATGAGCAATACAATTATAAAAAACAAGTGGTATCCTATTCCGGGATTTCCCGGCTATAAAATCAGCGGCGAGGGTGTTGCCTATCGCCCGGATGGTACGCCCCTACGTTTACGTAAAGGTGGTTACTGCCTTTACCGTAACCGGACAACTAGGTATTTCCAGCCCGCCAGACTGCTGTATGCCTCTTTACATAACATAGACCCCGCCGAACTTGTCGATGCCGTTGTAGTGAACGTGAACGGAATATTGGTGGCAATGACGAGAACAGAGTATATAAGATGGGCTGGTTACCGTAAAAAACGCGGCATGCTTAATGTGGAAGAAGCCATAGCGTATTATCGGGAAAACATGAATTTTTCGGAAATGATACTTCGATACTATGAGACGAAGGATTTAACGGACGTTGCGAAGTATATCGCACAATATGAGCATAGTGTAAAGAAGTACATTTATAAACAGGGATACTCGCAGAATGAAGATATGATAAACGAGGCGTGGAGTGCAATCTACGCTGAAATCCTTTCCCGGATTACAGAGGGAACGATAGCTATTATTGACCCCCGCACTTATCTTTTCAAATGTGTACGTACCTATTTCGCACGGATAAGAGAGAGTAAGCGACACATTGTAACATACAGATATGACTAAGTACTATTACTGCCGCCACATGGGCAAATATAATATCTACCGATGTGGTGACCCCGTGAATAATATCAGGGAAGATACAAAAGTAGGCGACGCCCGAACACAGGAAGAAGCGAAAAAGAAAGTATATGAGCTTAACGGATGGAAATACAATGAGAAAAAATAAATATTTGTTGGGGACATTTTCCCTCTTTGCCGTCTTGGCAGTGTTGAAACTTATAGGCGTTATTGCCTGGTCTTGGTGGTTGGTGACCGTGCCCTTATGGTTACCTGCCGTCGGGGCATTATGCCTGGTGATTGTGTTTTTTACGTTGATAGGATATTACTATAGGAAATGATAAGTTTAAAGTATAACATAACACTGGATATAGCCACCGCCGCCACACGCAAGGCGGCGAAGTGGCAGAACAAGCGTGCGACCTGGCAGGACATCGTTAATACACTGTCGAATACAGAGCGCACACCGGAGACTATCAAACAGTATTTCAGCTACACGAAAGACCGTCAGGACGAAATAAAGGACGTAGGCGGCTTTGTCGGCGGGTATCTCCGCGAGGGAAGAAGAAAGAAGGGATACGTAGAGTATCGGCAGGTCGTATGCCTGGACGTTGATTTCGGGGATACGGATTTGTGGATAACTTTCGGATTACTGAACATGGCGGGATGTATGTACACCACCCACAAGCACCGCCCGGAAAGCCCGCGTTTCAGAATAGTAATCCCGCTTAACAGGAGAGTGACACCCGACGAGTACGAGGCTATCGCGCGCGTCGTTGCGTCATGGCTGGGAATAGACAATTTCGACGACACAACCTACCAGCCTACGCGGCTGATGTATTATCCGTCAACAAGTAAGGACGGGGAGTTTATCTTCAACTATAACGACGCCCCGATACTGGATGCCGATGAAGTTCTCGCGGAGCTGCCGGATTGGCGCGACCCTACTACCTGGCCCGTATCATCACGTATAAAAGACGTCGTAAAGACCAGTACCGCCGATAAGATGGAAGACCCGGAAGAGAAAGGCGGCATAATCGGCGCCTTCTGCCGTGCATACACCATGTACGAGGCTATCGCCGAGTTCCTGGACGAAGTGTATGCGCCGTGCGGGGAACTGGGAGAAGACCGTTACAGCCTTATAGGCGCCTCGACATCCGGCGGGCTGGTGGTATATGACAACAAGCTGGCGTTCTCACATCACGCCACGGACATAACCAGCGGGAAACTCTGCAACGCTTTTGACCTGGTAAGGCTACATAAGTTCGGAGACCTGGACGAAAAGGCGAAGCCCGACACAGATGTAACGAAACTACCCAGCTATAAGGCTATGACCGATTTTGCGGGAAAGCTGGGTCCAGTAAAGAAAGAGATGGTACGCATGAGACGGGAAGCCGTCACGGCGGACGATTACGACGAACTGGAAAACAGCGCGCGCAAAACGGCGACGGCCGATGAATGGATAGAACGCCTTACGATGGTAGGGAAAACGGACGTCGTGGAAAGTACAATAGATAATGCCGTTATAATACTTAATAATGACGAGAACCTGAAAGACAGGTTACGGCTTAATAGTCACTCAATGAAAGACGAAGTTATAAAGCCGTTCGCGTGGGACAGGGATGTAGCAAGGTACCCCCGACAATTGGATGATAACGATTTAAACCAGATACGCCGGTACATGGAAAAATGTTACGGGGTAAAAGGGAAAGATACGGTTAAGCCCGCTATATACATATCTTCGCAGGAACACAGCTATCATCCTATAAAGGAGTATTTAGACGGGTTGTCGGGATGGGACGGAGTAGAAAGGCTGGACGAACTACTCATACGCTTATTTGGTGCGGCCGACACACCATACACGCGGGCGGTAACACGAAAGCCGTTTTGTGCCGCTGTAAAACGCATATACCAGCCGGGGGCCAAGTTCGATTACGTACTGGTATTGATAGGGGAGCAGGGGGCGGGTAAAAGTACATTCCTTTCCAAAATGGGCGGCAAGTGGTTTACGGATAATGTACGGATAACTGACGATAAAAGGGATAACTTAGAGATTATGCGGGGGCGCTGGATTCTTGAAATAGCGGAAATGCGCGGTTTCAACAAAACGGAGGCGGAGTTTTCCAAAGGTTTCATAAGCAGGACGGAAGACATATACCGCAGGGCATATAAGGAACTGGACGTAGTACACCCGCGGCAAAGCATATTTATAGGCACCCACAATAAAAGCGACTTCTTAAATGATGAAACGGGCAACCGTCGATACTGGCCCGTACAATGTACTAAAGGCAAGGAAGCCGCCGCGGAGGTTTGGAGATACCTAACCCCCGAAATCGTAGACCAGATATGGGCGGAAGCCAAAGAACGGGTAGCGCAGGGGGAAACGCTTTATCTGGACGGAGAACTGGAAAGGGTAGCAAACGAAATACAAGGAAATCACTTAGAGTCTGACGCGTGGGAAGAAGACGTGTTACGATATGTGGAAGGAAAGAAGGAAGTCACTACCAAAGAAATTTGGGAACTGGCTATACAAGGCGACAGGCCCATATCAAAAGTAGACCAAAACCGTATAGCGAAAATATTACGGGTGGCGGGGTGGAGACGCGCGACTATCCGGAGAGATGGAATAAAGTTTAAAGCGTGGGTGAGATAGGTGGCATAGGTGGCTACGGGTGGCGCATAGGTGGCGCCTATCTGATTGTAAAATAATACATTATATATTTGCCACCTATGCCACCTATCTTTTGGTAATTCTTATGAAATGATAAATATATTGATGATATTAACGATTTATACAATTTTATATATATACCGTCCTATAATAGAAAAAATAGGTGGCATAGGTGACATAGGTGGCACATGGAAAAGACAATAGAAAAATATTTGGTAGTTAAGATTGAGAGTTTAGGCGGCCTTTGCATAAAGTTCCCGCCCCTGTTTTTCGCGGGGTTCCCCGACCGTATAGTTTTGCTGCCCGGTGCACGTATTGTATTCGTGGAGACGAAGGACGCGGGTAAGAAGCCCCGCCGGGTACAGGCAAGGGTGCACGACCGTTTGAAAACCCTGGGCTTTCGCGTAGATGTCCTGGACAGTAAGGAAAGTGTGGATAACTTCATGTTGACGTTATGATACCGGAAGTACTATACAACAAGCGGAAGGGCGCGTATTATAACACGGATCCCCACCAGATAGAGGCCTACAGACATTTGGTTAATAATCCTCGTGCCGCCTTGTTTCTCGGTATGAGCCTAAGTAAGACGGTTATTTCGCTTTCGTACCTGTATGACATGATTTATGAGGAAGCGGCTATAACGAAAGTGCTGGTAGTGGCTCCCGATAAGGTGGCGCGTATCACGTGGCCCGACGAGCTGGAAACATGGGGGCACCTGGAAGGAGTGGCTTACAGCGTAGTGGCAGGTACGGCGAAGCAGCGTGTAAAGGCTCTGGGTGCAGAGGCTGATATATATATCGTCGGCGTGGATAACCTTACATGGCTGATAAGCCAGTACATCGAAAAGAAGAACGGGAAGTATGTAGGAAAGCTTCCATACGACTGTATCGTACTCGATGAGTTAAGCCTGTTCAAATCGCGGAACAGTCAAAGGTTCAAATCGCTTCGGCGGGCTATCAGGACGATAGACTATCGCGTAGGCATGACGGGCACGCCTTCGCCCAACGGCTATATAGACCTGTGGGCGGAAATGGTTCTGATTGATGACGGTCTGCGTCTGGGGGACACCTTCGGCAAGTTTGTAGACAAGTATTTCACTACACGGGGAAACGGTATGATCGTCTACGAGTATATCCCGCGTCCAGGGGCGCCTAGCGTGATAGCACAGAAGATAAGCGATATAGCCCTAACGATGCAGACACGTGATTACCTGCAGTTACCCGAGCTGCACACCGACGACGTTATGTTAAACTTGGACGCCTTCGACAGGGAAATGTACGATACGCTGGAAGAGGAGTATGTTTTGGACTTCTTCGACGGGGGAGACGTGACAGCTAAGACCGCGGCCGACCTGACGAACAAGTTACTACAGATAAGTAGCGGGGCAATTTACGAAGAACAGGGATACGACGAACAGGGGCGGAAGCTGCCGAGGGTATGGCACGAGGTAAATACCGTAAAGGTAGAAGCATTGCGCAAATTGCTGGCTACTTATCCGGAAGAAAGTTTTTTAGTCGTATACCAGTTTAAGCACGAGGTAGACCGTATTCGCGCGGCGTTTCCGTTTGCCCGGGAATTACGCAAAGGAGCCAATACGGTAGAAGACTTCCGCGATTGGAATGCGGGGCGTATCCGTCTTCTGCTGATACATCCTGCGGGTGCAGGGCATGGGTTAAACTTCCAGTTCGGCGGTCGCCGTATGGTGTGGTTTACCGCTACCTGGAATCTAGAACATTATCAACAGACCGTAGCGCGTTTACTAAGGCGGGGGCAATTAAAAGAGATATACATACACCGGCTTATCGTCAAAGGGACACGTGACGAGCGGGTATGCGGCCGTTTGGCTTCAAAGGACAGTAATCAGACCTTTTTACTGAACGAAATAAAAAACTTAAGGAGAAAATACAATGTCAAATAAGGGAAAGAAATACAAGAAACTGAAAGGCGGTGAAGTCGCAACGCCGGAAAACAAAGAACGTGCCTGTGATTTCCTGGGATGGTGTGCGGAGAATACGGGCAAACTAAGATACTATATCCGTGGTACTGGCTGCCAGGTAGATGAAGATTTATTTAGTGAATCAATGTTGAAGATACATGACGCTATAGCATTTAAGGGTACAGAGGTGAAAGATTATACGGGGTACTTCCTAAGAACGTACCGTTCACTGCTGATAAACCAAGAAAAAAAAAGCGTGTCCGTTCCGCTTTCACTTGATATTGTGTATGTGGAGGACGAGCAAAGAAACGATGTAAGCGCCGAAATAATGGACCTTGTTTGTACGAAGTTTCCCGGGCGGGAAGGAGTTTTGTTTGAAATATACGTAGCGCTGCTTCTTTCAAATTCCGACACTAACATACCGAAAATGTTTAAGATACCGCCTGTTCAGGTATGGCGGGATATAGCGAGGATACGAAGAGCGATAAACTACTTTTTTGATCTGCGTGCTATAACGTGCGGTCTATAAAAGGATAATTTGTCTTTATGGTATGGAGACAGTGATTTTTTTAATCGGCATTACCGCTCTAGTTGTGTGTAATGCGTTGCTTGCCTATTTTCTCGGCTGGCTATTTACCGAAGTTGTACGGCTTCCATTAAACTTTAAGCCGTTTACGTGCAGGCCGTGCCTTACATTTTGGTTTACAGTGTTGCAGGGTATACTGCTTGCGCTGTTGCTTATGCCGTGTTTTCCTGCTGCGGAGATACCGGTAGTACGTACTACTGTGATTTTCGGGCTTATCGGCGTTGGCGTTTTAATGGGATTTATCAATTTTCTATACATAAAATTAAAATTTAGAGTTTATGAGTAAGACAAGTACGAAAGGGCGGGATTACGGAAAGGTAACTCCCGCTCTGGTGAAAAGGGTCAGGGAAGTAATAGCGGAAGGCGATCGCCACCGTTATAGCGTATCGGCCGTTTATAGGGCATATAACGAGGCTTTTGGAAAGAACGACATACCGCAGACTTGTAGTAGCTGTCTGCGTAATCGCGTCAGAGAGCTGCGCCGATGGTTAGAGGGGCATAATGCCCATGAAACGGAAAAGCGGAAACAGACGGCAGAGATACAGGGGACAACAACCGAAACGCCGAATGAAACGGAGATGCAGCAACAAAAGCCCGCTAAGGGAAAGCGGAAGCCCGCACAAGAGAATAACGAAGTAACAGGAGAGGAGTTGTTATAAGCTATGTGTGTTCAGTTCTGGAAGTTCCGTACAAAGTGGGGGCGCGATAAAATATTTGGGGACGCTGCGGTATTGCTGGAAGAAGCGCACAAGTATTTTGACTGGTGCGACCGCCACCCGAAAGAAAAGGTAGAACTGGTGAAGTATAAAGGCAGTTATGAAGAAGCCTATGTACCATTGGAACGCCCTTACTCTATGGGAGGCCTTACCAGTTATCTGGGAGTAACGGACAGTTATTTCAGAACGGCAAAAAGCCGGCTGCGGGATAAAATAGACGCGGAACGGGCCACAGAAGCAGAGGTAGAACTGCTCGAGGCCATAGAATGGATAGAGCAGGTTATACGTACCCAACAGATAGAGGGCGCTACCGTGGGACTGTTTAACCCGTCTATCATTGCCCGCATTAACGGGCTGGTAGAAAAGAAGGATATTACAACCAGCGGTGCACCCGTTATCCGTATCGGTGTGAGGGATAAGGAAACGGAAGACGATATAGGGGAGTTAGACGAGTTACTGTAAATGGAAACGACGAATGTATTTAGCCGGAATTTACGCGCCTTTAAAACTCCGGGTGTGCGTACGCTTGTAAATAAAGGTGGTACACGCTCTTCTAAAACATGGTCTATTCTGCAACTCCTTTATATCATTGCCGTAAAGTCGAAAAAGCCCCGTACTATTTCCGTTGTATCGGAAACTATGCCCCACCTTAAAAGAGGATGCATACGTGACTTTAAGGACATGTTGAACGCCGACGGTCTTTGGGATGATGATAATTGGAACGCTACGGACTTCGTGTACAAAGTTGGCGCCTGTATTATTGAATTTTTCAGTGCAGACATGCCCAGCAAGGTAACGGGACCGGCACGCGATATATTGTTTATAAATGAGTGCATCAATCTACCGTATAACGTGTACCGTGAGCTTTCCGCCCGTACAAGGGAGTGGGTATGGCTGGACTATAATCCGCTTTATGATTTTTGGGTAGATAGTAAGGTTTTGCCCCGTCCGGATACGATACTTATACACAGTACCTATAAGGATAATGACATGTTAGCACCTGCCCAAATCGCCGAAATAGAGTATCAGGGAAGTATCGATGAGAACTACAAACGCGTGATGCTACTTGGGGAAACGGGCGTTTATGAAGGCGCAATAGTAAAGAGCTGGGACATAGTTCCCGATTTGCCGTCGCGGGATACCTGGAAAAAACATTGGATAGGCGTAGACTTCGGATGGTCCGCCCCGACAGCCGTTATGCACGTGATTTTAGGTGAGAGGGGTGAAGTCTGGATAGATGAACTGGCGTATGGTACTAACATGGATAATCCGGATATAGCAGCCGTAATCCGTGATGCGGGTTTTTCTAATGTCGAAACAATATGTGACAGGGCAGAACCTAAAAGCATAAAGGAGCTTAAAGCGGCGGGTATTAACGCGGTACCTTCCGATAACAAAGATATAGATTTAGGTATACGCGTAATGAACCGCTATATAAAGCATTATACGGCAAGGTCGCTTAATAGTATAGACGAAAACCGTAAGTACCGCTATGAGCAGGACGCCGACGGTAACTATACCGGAAAACCTATAGATAAGTTTAATCACGCGAAAGACGCGGAGAGATACGTATTTTTAAATCGGCTTAGTAACATTTCTTCCGGTTTTGACATCACGGTAGGTGCGGCGACCAGAAGATGAAATTAGACATTATGGAAAGAATTAGTAAAAACTTTACTTACGAAGAGTTTGAAAAGAGTGCGACGGCGGATGCGCATGGCATAGTAAACCGCATACCGGTACATCTTAAACCGGCCGTACGTGCATTAACTGTTAATCTGTTGCAGCCGGTCTGCGATAAAATGGGATGGCACAATATTATAAGTAGCGGGTATCGGTGCGACGAACTTAACCGGATTGTAGGCGGCGTGGCTACTTCGCAACATCGTAAAGGAGAAGCGGCCGACAACAAGTTCTACGAAGTGGTTAACGGTAAAAAAGTTATGATTTCCCCCATTGAAGTGGCCCGTACGGTTATCGATATGGGGCTGGCGTTTGACCAGATGATATTATATCCCACGTTCGTGCATTTGTCATACTGCGGTGCAAACCGAAAACAAGTTTTATATAATAAACGCTATACAGGTTCGCGATTATGAAAAAACTAATTCCAGCCCTTTTAAGCGTATTTCTCTATACTGGGTGTAAAACGGTTCGTATTCCGGTAGAAACTACCACAATAGTAAAGGAAACGATACGGGATACGGTTTTGCAAGTGAAGATAGAGAAAGAATTTGTTATGCAGGAAGTGCGGGACACGACCAGTACGGTAGAAACGAAATACGCCAAGTCTACGGCTACATGGTGCGACGGTACGTTGAAACATTCGATAGAAAATAAGACGGATAGTTTTCCCGTCCGTATTCAATACGTAGACCGTACAGTAGAGGTAGAAAGACCCGCGCCTTATTCGGTAGAGGTGGAAGTTCCGGTAGAACAACCTGTACGAATGCCGTTACGATGGTGGGAAAAGATATTAGTATATTTGGGTGCTACCGTTTTGGGTAGCGGTGTGTTATGGCTTGTTGTTCGGTATAAGGGTTGAATTGTTAAAAGCTACTAATAGTATATATTTATATACTAATTTATTTTGTGGGTATATAAATATATACTAATTTTGTAGGTGTAAACAAAGCGGTATTTGACATGAAGTATAACGAGTTTCACAGACTGATAAAGCAGCGAGGCTGGGTATCGGTCAGACAAACGGGGAGCCACGTTATTTACGAGAAAGACGGAATACGTTACCCCGTACCTAATCACGGTTCTAAGGAGATACCCGAACCGCTTAGGATGAAAATTGTAAAGGATATGGGGCTTTAAGCCCCTACCTTTCTTCATGTTATACCGCTTGTTTTTAACTAATACTCTAAAAAAATGAATACTTTAAAAGTTATTGTTGCAGGAGGTAAAGACCATTACGGTGCCTGGGCTAAAGATGTAGAAGGGATATACGGCGTAGGGAATACGTTGGACGAAATCATATTTGATATAAAAAATGCTGTATCCTTATATGTGGAGTGTAACGAGAATATTCCCGATGTTTTAAAAGGTGACCCGGAAATAGAACTGATTTTTGATATTACGGGACTGATAAAATACTATAGCCAGTTTATAACATTACCGGCTATGGAAAACTTAACAGGCGTAAACCAAAAACAACTATGGCAGTACGCTAACGGCTATAAAACCCCGAGAAAAGAAACCGCCGAAAAGATAGAAACTGGGTTGAAACGTTTTGCCCGCCGCTTAGAGCGCGAGGCGGTTTTGGCGTGAACCGAGTAACTATCGCTTTGTTTACAAATGGCCGCTCTTTGATTAATAATCACTGGGCGGCTTTCTTTTTCCGCATCCTCGCTCCTCGCATTTCTGTATTACGAGCAGCGTTTTTTCTAATTCGAGTTTATTGCATTTCTCGATTAACTCTAATTCGCGTGCCTGGCTTTCCCGTAGTTCCTTATACAGGGCGTCTACTTTTAAGTCCCGTTCTCCTAAGCGCTTTTCGTACCATTCGATTTGACGGGAGTATAGGTTTTGTTCTTCGGCTTTTACATGTACAAGCTCCTTTCGTGCGTATGTCTTTCGGTTTGCCAGCCATTTGACAAACTCCACGCCCCCTAATGACGCTATAACGGTAGTTATAGTGCTCCAGTCCATAATTATCGCTTTTTAGGTATGAATATGCCCGATTCAAAAGGGCTCTTTGTAGATCCTTCTCCATTATCACCACAACCGCAACTATTACCAGGTTTCCATAGCGGGTACGTATCCTTACAATTGCGAAGGTAGTCTATAAGATCGCGCGCCAATTCTTCTGCATCGTCCTTTATCCAGCGTCTTAGCTGGGCTACGTCGTTGACTGATACAGCATCGCTATTTTCCGAGTTACGCAAGGTAAGCCCTTTGTTAACGATACTGGCCCAATGAAAGGGGAGGCCTTGATAAACCGCATAAAAAGATAGTGCCGGCGCAATTTTTAATATTAGCGCCTGATTTTCCGGCGTGATTTCTCCTCCCGTTGCACCTTCTGCACTGGCCTCCTTTATTTGTCCTTTAAGTTCATCGGTTAACGGCTTACCTAATATCTTCTCAATATAGATTTTTTGGGCGATATTAATGTAAGGTGCGAATTTTGTTATGATAGTGTCCTCCTTTATGGGGCCGTTTTCTTTGAACAGTTCTTCGTTAATTAGTACTATTTCCATATTGTTTATAATTTAGGCAGCGTTATTACGTATCAGTTTTTTTAACCAACGTATCATACGATTTTCTTTTTTAGACAGTGCCGCCGGTTTATCTTCGGGCTCGCTCGTTGTTTCTGTTTCACGTATCTTAGGAAGCACATCCAGGTCTTCGATCTCGAGTACCCCGGTACGATTTATTTTGGTAAATATATTAAGCTTATCCAGTATTTTACGCCTCATTTTTTCAATGACGGTATAGTTATACAATACATAGGCGTCTATTATTTCGGCGGCGTTGCCGCTTAAGTTTCCCGAACCGGAAACCCCGGCAAGGGTGGGGCTGCTAAGTCGGTGCGCACTTACAATTTTTTGGAATACGATACCCTCTACGTTGTTATATATGTCGGCGTTAGCGCTTGCGTTGAATGGCGTAATAATTGGCTTTACTCCGTCATTCTCGCCCCAAACCACGACGACGGAAGAAGCGCCCTTAGCACCGCAAAAAGCGTCTTCCATTAGTTTTTGAAACTCCGCCTTTTTCTCTTCGCTCGGATTACTGGGCATACTGATAACAACTGAAGGGGTGAAGCCGTTGTCTATACTGTTATTATAGAATTGTCCTAGCGTACCATCGGCTTTTATGTATTCAATAGCAGGGTAATATCCGGGTACACAATAGAAGTTAAGTCCGGGAGTATAATCCCAGTGATAGAACAGGTAGGCTACCCCCCTTTTGGCTTTTCTGACGCTGCCAGGCCAGACAGGAAGCTCTAGCGGTTTGTTTTTCCCGCTGGTCTTCGTCCAATCTTTTGAAATGCGAAAAGTTACGGGCTTGCCGGTGTCTGTGATTTCGCCGATACGTACCTGGCTAAAGTCTTGATGAAATACCGATACTGTAGTATTACCTTTGTTGACGATGATTTGTAGGTAGAAACCTCCAAAAGTTTTATAATCTTTGGCGACCTTTTCTATAATATCGTCCCAGCTTTCGTCGGTATTGGGGACACCTACATATTTCCCCGCATTGGCTTCACTGTCGCGTACACCTTTTCCGCATATATACGTTACCGTACTTTCGATAATAGAGGCGTTTACGGGACTTTTGCTATTGTAATTTATAATATCTTGCGGGAATAGGTTCTTTTCTCCGAAGCCTACCCAGCCGCCTGTCTTGTTTAGTGATAGCTTAGGATAGGCGGGGGTGGTATCTGCCGCACTTAGGTTTATTACAGTTACTTCTTTCATGTGTTATGTTTTTATCTAAAGACAATTCACGGCCTTTTTGTCTTTATAGTATGGTAACGATAGAGTATAACGATATAAAAGTATCCGTTCCGGAAAATTGGGACGATATAACGTTGGGGGAGTACGAAGCATTCTGTATGAAGAAGCCCCAAACGGCACGTGAGCGCGTGGAGCAGGTTGCATATATATGTAAAGTTGAAGTGAGTATACTGTTAAACTGGCCCGCCGAGGTTTTTAACACTATAGTAGGTTTTATAGCTTTCCTGTTTGAGGATAATAAAACTCCGCCCTCTCCCGAGATACAGATAGACGGAGTAAAATATGTAGTGAATATCCAAGAAAAGCTAACGTTAGGCGAATGGGTGGATATAGAAGAAGTTCAAAAAAACGGTAAAGATGTAATATCTAACACGCTGGCAATCGTTTGCCGACCTGTTGGCGAAGAGTACGACGAGAAAAATAATGATGCCCGCGCCGTTATGTTTGCGAATATGCCCGTAGGTAAGGTTTTAGGTGTTATGGCTTTTTTTTTATGCTGCAACGAGGTATTAAAGAAACGTGCGAACGTGTCTTTGAGGCTGTCGGAGCTGTCCGCCCAACTGCCCCGGAGTATAAGGCCTTTGCTAAAGCATGGGGGTGGTATAAGATTATTGCGGATATGGCGGACACTCAAATATTACGCTTTGATAGTATTACTGCGTTACCAGTTATGCAGGTTCTTGTCTTCTTGCGATACTGCCAGGATAAAAGGCGGGCGGAAGAAGCTCAACGTAAATTAGATCGTTTCATCGCTAAAAACTCTAAACATGCAAATTGTTGACTTATTCTACGAATTGGCGCGCCAACATAAGCTAATAAGAGGCTTTTACTACGGAAAGGCCTATGAAAAAGGGGCGGCGAATGAGGCGTACCCGTTATTATGGCTTGATGATCCTATATACGGGCAGTCCGTAAATCAGGCGGTACAGTATACAGTAAATGTAGATATATTGGGTATACCTAAGGATGAAAAGGATACGGTAAACGTGCAAACGGAAGCCTTTAATACCGGTTTGTCTATTGTGGAGAAGATAAGGCAGAGTAGGATACAAACTGGGTATAGCGTTGGGGCTTTTAATTTTGTGTCCCTGCGTGATTACTACGATGATAATGCGGCGGGTTTTCGTTTCACCTACACGGTGATACATGCCAATCCAGTAAATAGATGTGCAGAGGATTTCGACCCGTCGAAACAATTCGGAAAAGCGGACGCTTTGCCACATTTTGAGGTGGATAACCCGGAAGGGTGTGCCGTGTTTAACGATAAGCCGGGACTACCCGACTTTAAAATACCCGCACAATGAGCAAAGAAGGAGTACGATTAGCTATAAATAAGATTGCGGGAGACCTTTTAGCGTTGGCTACCACAGTTTTGGAAGATGATAGCGTAGGTATTAACGATAAAGTTGGCAAAAACACTTTACGTGATAGTGCTTTACGCGGCGATTTGGAGACATCTGTAGCGAATAGCGACGATCCTGTGATAAGTGCGCTGTTTAATCATTATGTCGTTTTTTTAGAGTGGACGAGGCCGCCGAGGTATAAGAGGAAACCGCCCATAAGTGTGCTAAAAGATTGGGCGGTTAAAAACGGAATACCTACAGATGCCGACACACTTTGGGCAATATCTTACGCAATCTGGCGGGATGGGCATACGGGAAGACCGATTTTTGCAACTATGGATAGAGAATTAGACGGCCTTTTCGTGAATGACTGGTCGGATAAACTATACGACGCGATAGTAGATAATTTGGATAATTTTTTTAACTGATGGGAAAGATTACGATAATTGCTGAACCTAAAATGTTTACTTTGTCCGGTCTTCCGAACTGGATACAGTTTACCGGAGAGCAGTATAGCGGTGACGCGGAAGTGCATTTGACGATAGAGGATGCTAACGGCGGGCATATAGTTACTATGCAAAAGTCCTTAATATCCGGGAGTGTTGTTTGGTTTGACGTTAACGCCGCTTTTAAAGCATATAGCGATTATTATCGTCCGTCGCCTCCTCCAGGCGAATGGTTTGATGCAGGAACCTGCCATACATACGGTGCGACGTTACGCGTGATAGACGGGGGAAGTACGGAAGAAGTTTACGTTAATAAGGGGTTAGTCGTCTTACAAGGGTGGGGGCGCCCTTCTGATACAAACGATCTATCGGAGTATAGTGCCAGAACGGCGCCTTTTAAGTTGCTTTCAAACCGACCTACTACTTATTATATCCCGGGACAAAGAGAGTTTATAAACTTTCTGCCGGGCATATCAGGTAAGCCGTTTCGTGTTGTGTATGAGGCGTACAGTACTAGCGGTGTTTTTCTTGGTAGTAGAGATTACTTAGGCGAGGTGGGTTTTATTCGAAATACTGTCAATACGCATGTATTGGATATAGATGCGATACTGGCAAAATACCCTACTGCCGGTATCGTCCGTGTGTTTCTTCTAGGGGATGAGACTGTTTCCAATAAGCAGGAGTACGCTATACGTCCGGAATGTCTACATACACTTCGGCCATTCTTTTTTTTAAACCGTTTCGGCGGGTGGGAGTGCTTTAATTTTGACGCTGACGTTAAGGAAGAGGTAACGCATGACGTAGAAACATATAGCAGAACTCTCACGCCATTCTATAAACGCGGTGAAAGTCTGGAAGCGGTATCTACCGTTTCATTGAACAATACTTTCACGGTAGAGGGCGCACCAGTAAGCGATGAGGTTGCGGAATGGTTAAAGGAACTGGCCTTATCTCGCGTAGTTCTGGACGGAGAAGGTAATTATATTATCATTGAGGATTTTAAATTAATGGTTAGTGCCGATAACCGTAATATGCAAATACCGACCATTAAATACAGATTAGGGGAGGCTTTACAGAATGGATAATACCGAATTATACATAAATAAAAGGCTGTGTGATATATCGGACAGTATTAGTATCCGTCTTAATCGACAGTTAATAAATCCTGCCGAACTCAATACAAAGGATGCGCAGTATAGCTACTCTATAACGTTGCCTGCCACGGGTAATAATAACGATATACTCGGATACGCCAATATAGAGGAAACGCGCGATAAGTTTGTACGCATATATGCCGCGGAGCTTATAATTAACGGTATCCGTGTTTTTGTCGGTAATTTCCGGTTATCGGAAGTGACACATACGCAGTATAAAGGTAATTTGTACATACCCACTTCCAAGAGTATAAAGGAGATTTTCGGCGATAAAAAGCTGAACGAAAACACTTCTTACAATCTCCCGTTTACAGACTTTGCATCCTCGGTCAGTCTGTATAATAACGCTGCTAAAAACGGAGTTCAACCGGCGATATTTCCATATGTGTTGTACGGATTGCTCCCGAAAGTTTCTACGAGTAACGGGTATTCGGAGCGTACTTTATGGGACGATACGGTACGTATGGGTATGTCTGATCTATCGCCGGCAATAAACCCTATAAAACTGCTACAACATATTTTTCAATCGAGGGGATATAACCTTGTAGGTACAGCCTTAAACGATGAAAAGTTGACAAAACTATACATGAGTTATAGGGGAGAAGCTGACTATGTACAACCGTGGAACTACGGGGATAACGCCCGTATGCGTGTTAGGGGTACATGGGATAACGCATTGGCATGGAGCCAATATGAGAAAGGTTTTTTTGAGGGGACCAGCCCTAACAATACCTACTCCTGCAATTTATTCAACTCGACAAATGTAAGAACGACAGTAATAGACGATCCCGGACAAAATGTAAAGGTGTCCGAGTATTCCGAAGACGGCGCAACATGGAGAAGTGTACAAATATATATACCTATTTCGGGGTTCTATAAAATAGAGTTTAATGCATCGATACTACTGTATCAGGGTCTTACCGCTGCCGCCAGCAATGGGATACGTTATGTGAGTGCGAACATAAACTCTAATTTTACAAAGCGCCGCTATGAAATAAAGGTTCTCCGAGATAGGGGTACAGGAGATTTCGGGCTTATGTCTTCTCGTATAGATGGGGTGTTTTATAAGGATAACCAGAATCAAAACAACGTATATGACGCTAATAATGTTCCTAAATACATGCCTTTATCAGGAGGAGTAAATCTTATAGACTTAGCGCAAAATGATAAATTTATAGTAGGTCTACAATGGGGGAGAAATGATATAGACACTAACCCTTTAGATGATGCTAAATACGCGTGGATTGAAGCCGCAAAACCTACGGAATCATGGGACCCGTCTAACGATACAGAACCCACAAAACTTGCGCTTAATTGTCCGGGCTATGCAAAATACGATGTAGACGACGAAGAAAAAGCGGATTGGGACTATCTTAGTGATCGGTATACGATAAACTTAAGGAACGCTCCGACAAATTCAGCGTCACGAAGTGGTAGTTATGCTGGTGACGGTTCGGTTAATGCGGTGGTATGGTTGGATGCGGGCGAACTGTTAACAATCGTGTCTACCAGCGATGAAGGAGGGGTGACGTTAAGTATTCCTACAGGATGGGTACGCCATGCTTTAGATTTCGACTTAAAAATTACGCCATTCCGTGCCGATAGCGGCTGGTTAAAGATAAGTCCGAAAGGAAATAGCACGGGCGCAATGAATTGGAACGACCCTATAAATTTTGTGACGGGTGGAATAGACTTAATAAAGTTCCTGCCGGATAATATTAGTACCGACAGTTTCATAGAGAACTTTTGTAAGGCATTCAATCTACGCCTATCGCGTGCCGGTGAAAATACGTTTAGCCTGGATGTAAAGCAGAAGAAGGCCGATTTTAGCAGTCAATACGTAAACCTGGATAATCTAGCGTCTGTACGAGACCGTGTTAATCAATCGTTAGGGTTGCCATCTTATTATGATTTGGGCTTCACAATAAATCAAGAAGAGCAGGGATATATCGAGAGTGGAGACGATGGTGGCGGTCGGTATGTTACCGGGTCTACGGATGATACCACGACCGAGCAGAAAAGCAGTTTTTCGTATAATTGGTTTAAATCAATCACTAAAACGGAAAGTGCGGGTAATATAATATTGCCGTTACCTATTATATCAAAAGGGGAAGTGTGGACTGAGGAAAAGGAATACTCGGAGGCTATGCTCGAACGTTATACAGATCTTGCCTCCCGCTTTTTTTATTACGACGGCCTTTTAAATGATTTGGGGGCGGACTTTAGTTTTGGCGGTTCTACAATTTATATAGCTAAAGTTTCAAATGAACTACCCGGACTTAGCGTACTGAACTATAAGAATCATAGCCGTACTATATTGGATAATTATTTTACGTTGCTAATCAGCGGGAGTTCTCATTATACAGAAATAGAGGGCTACTTAACTCCTGCCCAGTATGAGGCATTTAACGGCTCTGTAATGGCCGTGTTTAATGGCGACCTGTATTATGTGGCGGAAATATCCGGTTATGATCCTTCGGGAAGAAATAAAACGAAAATAAAGTTGATACGGAAAATATAGAGCCTTACTTGTACAATAAAAGTAGGGACAAGTTATTTATTACGGATTTATATTTAACAAATATTATGAATAACAAGAAGGAATATACCCTTAAAATAAACGGAGTAGACAAGGGGATTAAGGAAGTTACGAAACTGGTAGATGTTGTAACCTCGTTAGACGACATACTGTCTAAAACACAGCAGATAAACATCGGTGCGGGTAAAGGCGCACGTGAACATACTAAAGCACTGACCGAAGAAGAAAAGGCCGCCAAAAAGCTCGCGGACACGATGCAAAAAGCAAAAGCAGCCCAAAACGGTGCAAATGACGCACAGATAAAGGCCAACCAAGCATTAAGAGAAGCGACGAGGGAAGCGACTTTGCGGGTACAGGCTGAAATCGCCGAAAAGAACTCTATAGAGGCCATGCGCATAGAACTGTCCCAATTAAAAGACGAGTGGAAAAAAATGGAGGTGGGAACGGATGTTTTTAACGCTAAAAGTGAAGAAATACGGGTGCTTAACGACCGTATCAAAGAGGCCGAAATGAGTACAGGCGACTTTCGTCGTAACGTCGGTAACTATGAGAGTGCTACCGCCGGGCTAAAGAAATTCGCCGAAGGCATGGAAAGCACTACCCGTTCCAGTCTTGCACTTACTCGCGCCCTTATAGATGGTAATGATTTAATGGCGCTGTTTGGCGGTAATGTAGAAGAAAACGAGGAACGGGCGAAAGCTCTACAAAAGGTTCTGCTACTATTATCAATAGCGGAAGGACTTAATAATGACGTAGTAAAAGAGGGCATAGCGGAGGGTAAATTGGCCGTAGTTACTGACGGGGTACGTACTTTGCAAATCAAGGCGAAGACGGCCGCGGAAGCCGCCAGTACAAAAGGGACGATAGCGGCTACCGCTGCGCAGAAGGTTTTTAACGCGGTGGCCTCGGCTAATCCTTACGTATTGCTTGCGTTGGCTGTCGCTGCTGTGGGAACTGCATTAGTAGCTTTTGCATCAGGAAGTTCAAAAGCTAAAGATGCACAAGCAAAATTAAACACAGAAATAGCTAGAACAAATAGGCTATTAAGCCAGCTAAACAGAGATACAGAGTTAGCGGCCTCTATTGCTGCGGCAGAAGGTAAAAGCGAAGAAGAGGTATTAGCGATAAGACGGAAGGCCGCACGGGAACGGGTGATGCTCACTGAACAGGCAGTAGAAAATGCTAAAAAAAATAGTGAGGCGACAAAAGAACAGTTAGACGAACTGGAGCAAGCCCATAAAGATGCTTTAGACGAGCTACAGGAGCTTAACGATCAAGCGGATATATTAGCGGCTAAACGAGGAAAGGAAAAGGCGGATGCTGAAGAAAACGCACGTAAAGAAGCTATAGAAAAGGCGAAAGAGCACGCTAAGGAAATGGCGGAACTTAGAAAACAACAGGCCGACACAGAATTATCAGAGGTACGTGCGGCCGAAGATACGCGTATCGATTTGGAAGAGGACGCCTACAAGCGGGAAAAGGAACAGACTAGTACCGAGTATACCCGCCGGATAGAAGACCTGCGAAAACGTCTGGATGAAGAAAAAACGCTGACCGAGACAGCCAGGGAAGCCATTAACGAACAAATAGAGAATCTTACGTTAAAACGTCAGCAGGAACTAGACCGACTGGAAAGGGAGTATAATGCCGAACAAGCGCAAAAGAGTGTGGAAGAAATAGCCGCACGGGCAGACCTGGAATTACAGGCCCTTGATGACATGTACGCTAAAATAGAGAAGAAGAAAGAGGAAGCTACCGTACGAGGTAATCTGGGTATTATAGATGTAGAAGCTACCCGCAATAACTTAGATACTATAAATAGTGCATTGGGCGATTATATTACGGGCCTTTTCAATTATCAAGACAGCCTAAAAGGGGCGCATGAGGCAGCGCTGGCTACAATGAAAGAAGGTACTCCAGAATATGAAGCGGAGTTACAGAATTATGGTAGGGCAGTAGAGGATGTGACACAACGTATAAATGAAGCACAAGAAGAACAGACGCAAAACGCTAAGGACGCTGCGGGATTACAGGGCGAGTACTGGGAAGATTTATTCGGGAAAATATCGGAGTATGCGGCAAAGGCCACCGAAATTTTTAACAGCGCACTGGACTTGTTTAATATGGGACTACAAACCCAACTGGACACGCTTAATGAACAATTAGAAGCAGTAGACGAGAAATATGAAGCTGCTAGACAGCGCTCGGAAGCGGCCGTCGAAGCTGTGGAAGAAACCGAGGAACGCCTACGTAGCGCGTCTGGCGGTACCGCTGAAGCATTAAAGGAACAGTTGCAAGAACAGGTAATTGCCCGCGAGGAAGCAGCTCGCGAAGAGAAGAGATTAGCTAAGGAAAAGGAGAAATTAGAAGCGCAAATAGCGAAAAAGGAAAAGCAACAAAAGCGAACTGAACTGCTTTCAAGTATTGCGCAGACAATTGCAAACGTAGCGGCGGGAATTGCAAAAGCGGTATCATCGTCGCCTCTTACCTTTGGGCTTCCGTGGTCGGCTTTTGTAGCCACAACAGGCGCAGTACAGATAGCGTTAATGACTAAGCAACTTACCAAACTGGAAAAGGGTGGAGAAATCAAAGGACCCAGCCATGCTAACGGCGGTGTTCCTATCAGGGTTAACGGACAGTACGCGTACGAAGCGCAGGGCGGTGAGTTTATGATAAACGACAAAAGTTATAGGGCGAATAAGTCTTTAGTGAACTTTATTAATGATACTCCGCGCACTATTACCGGTTCGGATCTCATCGATATAATGCCTACGAGTACAGCCCCGGTTATAATATCCGACGATTTGCAGTCGAGAGAAGATAGGATAGTAGAGGCTATCGAAAGCATAGACATGCGACCTACCGTAGCCGTCACCGATATTATAGATGCGTCCGATCAGGTCGTAACAGTGCGGGATTTAGCAGGATTTTAACCATATAAATTACCTAATTTGTCTTTATGGCATGGAAACGAAAATACCGATATATGAATGTAAAGTAATGGGGACTGACAATACGGGGATATTTGCTATTTCTTTTGTCGAGCTACCCGCCAATGAACACAATTTTGTGACTTTGGGCAAGCAGCGTCCCGTGAAACTTTCTTTAGATAAGCAGAAGCAGATTTTAACGGGGGTAGTGCTCATACCGGAGCAGCCTATTTACCGATATGACGAGGCTTTGGGAGAGTATTATATAAAATTCACCGCCCCGGACATCGAAAAAATTGCACTAAAGATGATGAAAACGGGGTTAGCACTAAGTACGACCACCCATCAGCACGAAAAGCCGTTAAAGGGTAATTATCTGACGGAAATATGGATTGTCTCGAACTCAAAAAAGGACAAAGCCGCAGCCTTGGGACTTGGGGAACTTCCCGTAGGTACGTTAATGGCGTCTTACAAGATTGAGGACGCGAAGTATTGGCACGATGAGGTTCTATCGGGTAACGTCAAAGGCTTTTCACTGGAAGGAATATTTAATTTTAAAAATGTAACAATGAAAAAAGATGCAAAGACGGTCGCCCAGCTTGCGAAAGAACAGGCAGCGGCAAAGAGAAAGCCGAAAGGTAAGGTAGCGGCAGCGTTAGCCGCAATGTTTAATGTGTTAATGGAAGGGGAAACCGAAACCGCGGCCGAAGACTTGGTAGACGAGGCTGCAAAGGACGAAGTGGACGCGGGCGATCCTTTCCTTATTTTTGAACTCGCGGAAGGCGGGGAAGTCTGGGTAGACGCCGACGGATACGCAACCAAAGACGGTGAACAAATGCCTGCGGGAGAACACGCCTTATCCGACGGTAATTTTATTGTTATCGACGATAGCGGAATGTTGGTTGTTACCCAACCCGAAGCGGACGGGGCAGACGCCGATGAAGCTGCGGCCGAATTGGCTAAGAAGACCAGATTAGCTAAAGAACGGGCTAAACATTTTTTTGCAAGACAGGACCCGAAAGACGCTAAAATAGCTGCTTTGGAAAAGCTGGTTGCAGAGCTCAAAGGGCAGCCAAGCACGAAACCTGCAGAGGCCAATATAGACGGTGCCGGCAAGAAGCCTTCGGAAATGACGTATACCGAAAAAATGGCGGCCGTAATCCGAAGCCGTAACGAGAGAAGAGGAACGAAAAAATAATAACCATTAAAAATAATTTAGTATGGCAAATATGTACAATATCAACGGCCTTAGTTATACCGCACAGGAAAACCCCGAATGGTTTACCCGCGCGATGTTCGGGGGGCGTTTGGTACAAGGCGGATATATCCGCGTTTTGACAGGTATTAAAGGTGACGAGCTTTTAAGCATGATCGATTTGGAAAACAAAATCCTACAGATTGACGGTAAAGATTGCGCTTGGACGCCTAACCAAATCATAAAACTGTCTGAAAAGACGGCAAAGGTCAAGACATATAAAATCAATTTGGAGCAATGTATCGACGAACTGGAAAACAAACGTACTTTATACATGCTGTCTCCGGGTGCCCAAAACGAAGCCCTACCGCCGGAATTGGAACAGGCGACGCTGCATCTTATCGCCGTTGGCTTAAGCAACGAAATCGAAGATATGATTATCGGCGGTGACGAAAGCGTAGACCCTAACCAATTCAACGGCATGGAAAAAACACTGCTTACGTCTACAGAGGCCGCTAAATTAGTCGGTTCAACTCTGACAAAAGGTAACGTATTGGACGCGATAGCCGCTGTATATGACGCGATACCAGAAGACGTGTTACAGAGTGAGGACGCAGGTACGCTGTATATTTTCGGTTCGTACAATACTCGACGTCTTTTGCGTGCGGCTTTGGCCGATAAGAGTAACCAGGTACTTGCGGAAGCGTGGACAGTCGATGATACTGATAAACGTAACCCCCGTATGTACTATTTAGGTGTGGAATTTGTTCCGGTAAAAGGCATCGGTAAAAACACGCTTATCGGTATTGACGGAACTAATGCTTTCTTGTTAACTGACCTACTTAGCGATTTGGACGAAATCGAATTAGGGCAATTCCCGAAACCGCAGGATAATAAGGTCTGGATTAAGGGACGTTTACGTCTCGGTTTTGTTATTCCGTTTGAGGACGAGGCAGTAATTTGGTCGGATAAGGTGGAAACTGCGCAGGAAGCCGGAACCGGTAACAGTGATTTGAAGGTTACGCCAGGTTCCCTTGTATTCCGTGCCGCTGGTGAATCTAAGACTTTCACGGTTATAACAAAAAAAGGGGTAACGCCTACAATCAGTAAACCGGAAGGGTTTACGGCGACTGCGGGGGAAACCTCAGAGACTGACGGAATGAATGTAACTACGATTACGGTAGTTGCCGCCAGCATTGTGGGAGCGGCCAGCCCGAAAACGGGGCAAGTAATCGTAAGTATTCCCGAAAGTGATAGAAGTGCGACTGTAACGCTTAACCAGCGTAATGAGGATGTAGACGATGTGACGCAATAAGAGACAATAATAGGGCGGTATAATAGTGCCGCCCTTCTTAACAAACTAAAAAAGGTATATATGTCAGGTTGTAAATTAACTAGGAGTTTGGATAATAAGGTATGTGAATATGCTGTAGCGGGCGCACGTGCCTTGTATTTAGCTAATTTCTATGCTTCTGTAGAGGCAGGGGAAAGCGCCGAAGCCGTAGAAAATGCAATAGCCTATCAGATAGGTGAGGACGGTTATGTAGATAAGATTGTACTACCTACGGGTGAATCTTTCTACAAGATTGAGGGGGCTAGTAATACAATATCGTTTACCGACGCACTGCTAGAGGGCGGTAACGGGGGACGTTACAGACAGCACACGGTAAATGCCGTGTTAAATCAATACGATATAGACGTTTTGAACGAAGGGGACGCTCTTAGTTTGGGGCGTTTTATAGCGGTTGTGATTGATAACGCTGGTCGTCCTATTCTCTTAGGACGTACCGGGGGACTTAAGGCCCCTGCGGGTGGTTTCGATTATAATAGCGGTGCAGCAGAGGCCGATGCAACAGGCTGGACTATCATACTACAAGGTACGTCTAAGGAGATTGGAAAGATACTTAAGGACGAAAGCGTCATAACCCCGATTTATAAAGAGGTTATTTCCGACTAGTTTTCCATATTTTCTACTATGACATGGGCGGTATAGGTAATACCGCCCTGTTTTGTCTTTATGGTATGAGTTGTAAAATGCAGAATATGTTACCGCCTTGCGGGTATAGCGTAGATGGTATAGAAGCCATAAGGCTTTTAGACTTCGAGAATTTCGCCGGCTTTAAATTCGCCGGAGACGGCCTATATAGTAATTGCTATGTAGAGGGGATACTACAACAAAATGGGGGCTCTTACATTGATGTTGCCACTCGTGATACAGTGACCAAATACACGTCTAATTTACAAAAAGGTGTGTATACTCATACTATAGAGACATTTATAGGCGATATATCCGCGGAATTAACGGCGTCTTTGCATTTGGCAACAAAACGGCAGTATATAGTTCTGTTTCGTTCCAAATCAGGAAGATATTTTGTTTTTGGGTATGAGGCGGGGGCTACCGTATCTTACTCTAGTCAGA